GAAAAAGCGAAATAACACCATAAACAAAACCCGAAAGTTCTGTCTGATTTAACTGCCTTACGCGTATTGAGGAATCAAATGCCATAGTCCTTCAAAGTATTACACCTTTATAGGAGTGTCGGTGTAAAAGTGTTATCTTCTGTTGGGACGTTCATTATATCTAAATATTGCTTCAAAGCCCAACACGCAAGCATCAAAGTTGTATATGAATCTTTTCTCATTCTGGTTGAAGTATTATTCCTTTTCATGACTTGAGGTAAATCAAAACTTTGAGTTCCTTTGGATGTAGTTTTAACTTCAATTGAGGCGCATTGGTATTTTTGTTGTTTAAGCCAGAATTCTTGGTCGTCAATCATTTGAAGAATACCGCCACTTTTTAATTCAGATTCAGTTGCTTCTTTAACGACATCTTCTACCCCAGTACTACTTAAATCAATGTCAGATGATATAACTCTATCGAAGGCATTTTCATCTCCTTTAATACTTGAGCCAAACCAAATTTTCTTATAGTCAATACATCCTTGTAGATATTCGTTTCCTTTTCTAATAAAATCACTAGTAAAGTATTGGGTAAACGCTATTCTATGGATTGACCTATTGTATGTTCGACGAGCGTTCTTTAATTCCTTTTCGAGTTCGGCTCCATCTTTTTCCGCATAGAATTCGAAGATTTTAAATTCTATTCCCGCTTTTTTAAAGAGGTCAAACTCATTTGCTGATTCTAAGAATTGATAACCAGCATAGTCAATACAAATAAGATGAATATCAAAGTGAGTCCAGATATAATAAAAGTATTTAATATTATCCTTAAGGTCTTTACCAAATTTTGCATAGTTGTGAACAACTGTTCCACCGACCTTTCCTTCTTTAAATCTATCTTCATCAATTTCAACAACCGTCATTGAAAAATTATCAGATGTTGTAGAATTTGACCAGTTTGGGTCGATAGCTAAGATATAACGCTTGTCTTTTTCTCCTCTAAGAAGAAGGCTTGGAGATTCTCCATCTGGCAAAGTACATTCCATCATTTTTTTCATGGAAAAGTAACTATCGCTACCATCAATAAATTGTGCGCCATATTCGCGTTTAAAGTTTGCTGAATTTGATTGTTCGCTTTGAGCTAATTCGATGATTGATTGTTCCATACGGTCTGCTGGAACAGAATCATAAGCCATTTGGCTGACGAAATATTTAGCCCCATTCTCAGGCATTGTATCAGAGTAAATTTGTTTAACGAACTCTTGATATTTTTCATAAAGATACTCACAAGTAAAACTGGCGGATGATAAAGCTATAAATTTAGCTTCATTTTTAAAGTTCATTCTTTCTTCTTCTTTTAAAACACCCCTTCGAATAAGTTCTGTTTCCTTGGCGCGAACAATTTGACGTTCTTTAATATCTTGAGGAGCAACCAAGTATGGAATCAAAACCTTTTCAACCATATCTTTATTCATCAAAAGAAACTCGTCAATTATAAGAATGTTAGCGCGAAAACCACGAATCTTTTCGCCGTTAAGAGGGATGGCTGTAATTTCTCCTTCATTAATTTTCCAACTAAATTGGTCGTTCCTTTTACTCTTTATACCCATTGCTTGCATCAATAATTGAGCATCAGGATTTTCACAAATCTTTTCTAAATAGTTAAAAATTAAACGAGCGGTACGAAAAGTTGGCCCAGCAATAAGAATCATTGAACCGGGAAAAAATATACATTGCAATAAACAATAAACAGCAGCCACATAACTTTTACCGCAACCACGACCCCATACACAAAGAGAATAATTACTATCCATCAAAGCCTTGATGTTAATAATTTGGTCTGGATAAAGTTTGATTCCAGCAAGCATATCTGTAGTAAAACCAAGATTATAAAACAAAAATTTAGCCAAGAGAATGCGGGCTGTATGTTCGTCAATTTCTCCTTTTACAGCGAGAATTTCCTTGTTTACATCTGGTTTTTTCTTACGGTATTTGTCGGGAAAATAAATCATAGTTTGTTCACGTCGAGAAGATATTGTAAATCTACATTTCTAACCTGTTCGTCAGCAGAAAAGATTTTCTGAATAATTCTACTAGCCTCATTTCTATCCTTTGTAAATAAGAATTGTATATGTTCGTATTTTTGCATCAACTCTCTTATGCTATAATATACGAATTCAACTGGCATTTTAATTTTACCAAATACTTTTTTTTGTAGTGGATACTTTTCGATAGAGTTAAAAGGGCTTTCAACAACTATCACTAGATATGCTCCCGCCTCCTTGGCGCGGATAATCTCTCTTTCAAATCTTTCAAATCCTCCTGTAAGAGTCCCCCATGCGTCTCCAAGACTTTTCCTTTCAATGTAAATATTGGAATGAGCGATTCTGTAGTCTCCAAAGTTCATTCCACTTGTTCTTGTAATATTATCAAACTCTAATGGGGTTTGTTCCCTCGAATCTATAAATATTACCTTCTTTGATACATCCTTAAATTTCGATTCGTCTAAAGAATCTTGGGTGAAACGTATTTTTAACCCCAACTCTTTACAAAGTTTATCATAACCTCCAAGATTTTCATTAATATATTTAATTCCCGGCACCATTAACGTCCTCAATTCAACTTGAGAAGGAGCAAAAACCAATCCCTTCTTAATCTTGCGTGCGGCTAGGAAATCTACGACATATTGTTTTCTCGCTTGGGGTGTAGCCATAATCAACCACTGTTTTAGGTTGTCCTTTGAATTGAATTCTGTGGTGAAATAGTATTCTTTGTTTTTGTACTTAATGATTGTACCATCGTAACGGTCAAAGCGCGGGTTATACTTTTGGTAATAAACTGTTTGAGCCATTTTATGAGTCTTCAGGTGCTTATGGAATAAAGCATCTGTTTCAAAGGGCTTAGAACATAACTCGCAAATCATATTAGTCCTTAATATAGTCGTCTTTGTTTAAACCAAGGATTAAGGAACGCACTTCGGCCATACTCATTAATCTCTCTACTTCATTGCCAACCTGTATTTGTTCTAGTTCTCCGAGTTTGGCAAACTTAATTCTATTTTCTTCAAAACGCCATGCTTGGACAAGGTTTAAGATAGACGAGTTTTCTTGAATTTGTTTTGATAAACGTTTGCTTCTTTTTTCTTTAAGGTCATCAAGCAAATCTCCGCAGCGTTTTAAACATTGGTCGTATTCAGTTCCTGCCTTACCAATTGCTTCCACCCATGCCATTGAAACCTTCGGGTCTGAACCAGAATTAGTAAGGTCTTCCAAAACACGTTGCATTCCTTCGCTACGTCTTTGAATTTTAATGCTTCGAACTACTTGGTTTGATAGTTCAATATATTGGTCAATTTCTTCTTGTGTTAAATCAGGTTTATCATAAGTATAGCGAATGAAGGCGTCTTCACACGAACTCCTATCTTCATCACTATCGTAAGTATTCATTTGACGAATGAATCTGAAGGTATGAAGGTAGTTGATAAGCATCTCCAAAGATTTCTTTTGTTTGCTGGTTAACTTTTCTTTGTCAATTACGCCGTTGACGTATTTATTAGCACGTTTAAGAACTTTGTCTAAAGTATTTGGTGGTTCATATAAACCAGCAGGAATATCAGCATTACTTGCCGCATTATAAACGACTCTGGTATCAAGAGTTTTGACAAATTCATTAACAACACGAGTCTCAGCATTAAGATTTGTCAAAGATGGATTATTAAATGCCAATCGCGCCAACTCAAGAGAATTCATGGTGGCAACATTATTGGTAATAAGAGATTGTTGGTCGTCAGTAAGCTTTATCTCGGCGGTTTTAGAAAATGAATCACTGGTAGCTTTAGCTCTGAGACTGAATTTAGCAAGTGCGGCTTTAATTGAACGCCCCTGTTCGGAACGTCCGTCATAGTTTTGACCGGGGAAAAGTTCTTCTGTAATTTCTTTTAATCCCGGTGGATTATTGGGAGTACGATTCCAGAAATCCAAGACTTGCTTTTCTTGTTCAGTCGTAAGTTGCATTAATCCAATCCTTCTTCCTCTATGTGTTTCCTAGCTTTGGCAATTATTGATTTTTGAAGGTTTTTTAGTTGACGATATCCCGGCGTTCTTCCTTTTTCGTTAGAAATGAATCCTAAACTTTTAGCGACATCGCACTCTTCCTTGTGCTCCATATAAAGACCCTTATAAACTTGAAATTCAATTGGCTTTAAAATCTTCTTCATTAGTAAATGCAGCTTATCTTCATTAGCAAAACTATAAGCGGTGGCATCTTTCATTTCATGAACCTCATGAGAATGATTCTCGATTGATAAAGGTAATTTTACGAAGGTAGCTGGCTGCTTGTTCTTTTTCCAATGCGCGTATAAGGGGCAGTTATCGCATTGTTCTTTATAAATCTTACACCCATCTTCTCCAACAGCGGCATCACATCTCAAGCATGGACGGGCATAATTAGTATAATTATTTCGGATTAAATTTTTTATTTGATGGGAGATGATGGTGGAAATCCAAGGTTTAAGAGGTTTTTCAGGATTATACTGACACCATTTTTGGTAGATATGAATACGTATGATTTGTGATACATCATCGAAGTCCATCCATGCAATAGACGATAGGTTCCATTTAGATTTTCTTTTGACAATTTCTTGATTAATCAAATCCAAACAATCCTCAAATTCAGGGCGTTGGGTTTGTTTCATGTTATTTAATTTCAATACTGCTTCTAGTTGCGCTACCTTCGAGTCTTATCTGTTCCATCGTCGCTTTGGTATCTGTATAGAAACCTTGACGTGGTTGAATTTTATATCCCGGTGGTAATGCCGCACCGCTCTTAACAACTGCGTCCATTGATTCACGAGGGACACCTTCTACTTGTACCTGAACGTCAAGTTGTTCCAAATGAATATTCAAATCAGCCAAACATTCGGCACGGTCTGCCCTAATTTCATCTGCTTCGTATTCTCCCCCGCCAATTAAGCTTGGAGTAAAAGTTTCCTGTCGTTTGCTTCCTAGTACTGG